GTGGTCTGATGCTGGGCGGGCTCGAACCGTCTACCTGCTGCTTAGAAGAAGGTCAAAAGGTAGTTCAAAGCCGTTCACATCAATTCGGAAAACCTGCTAAGTCCTTATAATATAACGATTTATGGTTCATGTCAATTTCTAACCGTTCGCAACAGTTCAATTTTTATGTACCACTTTTATGTACCACTTTTTCAGGCGGCTTTATTTCTTTATCAGATTCTTTAATCACCGTAAAAGAATACTGCGACGCCAGGACACAAGATTCTTCAACACCATAATATATGGCAATGATTTTCTTTATGTCTGCTTTGTTCAGGACTATTGCTTCTTTCATTTCTGCAACTCCGCAAGCTGGGTCTGTAATTCGTTGATTCTGTCGCGGGCTTCCTGACGCTGGGCTGCGAGCTCTTCGTAATCATACGGATCTTCTTCGCCTTTAAGTCTTGCTTCGTAGATTTTGACAACCTTCCAGTCGCCGATAGAACTAACTGGAGAATCTAAGGCCGAGACAAGTGAACCAATCTCCTGTCGGATACTTTCTTCTTCTTCGCGTTTTTGTTCGAGTGTTTTTTCGTTCTTTGACTTCATTTTGTTTACCTCCAAAAAGATATTTATATAATGCATCCAGATTGCGGACGCTCTTATATGCGTTGTATTTCATAATGTTTCCGCGCCAACTTTTATACTGTTCTTCTATCTGCTGTTTAGTAATCCTATGTTTATGCAGAAGCACATAAAGCTTTTTGAGTTTTCGTCTCTGGCGGACTATGGACCTGTTTACCGGAATGATTACAACCTTGCCCGTTTCGGTTAATAGATAGCGCATCTGCAGAAAGATAAAACCTTTTTCAAGCTTCATAATCTGCGTTTTCTTTGAATTGATTATTATACCAAGGCTGTCTGCAATCACCTGATATTCTTTATAAAGCTTGCGCAGAAATTCCTTGCTCTCATGGATTATATATGTATCGTCCATATATCTGCCGTAATATTTACAGCCTTTTACAATCTTGCAGAAGTTATCGAGCTCTGTCGGATAAAAGATACCGGCGGTCTGGCTCAACTGACTGCCGATGCCTACTCCCTTGTCGCCTTCAAAAGTCTGTACAAGATATTCTGTAAGCTTTATGACTTTTTCATCGTCTATCTTTTCTTTGATTTTCTGCAGAAGTATGTCATGCGGTATGCTGTCAAAATATTTTGAAAAATCTATTTTGAGCACCCAGCCTTTGTTTCCGTGTTTTCTGTAATAGCGCTGCAGATGTACTTTAAGCCTTTTTCGTGAAAACTCAATGCCTTTTCCCTTTACGCTGGCACCGTTATCATATATCAGGTTTTTGAATAAAACAGGATTCAAGACATAATCGCACAAAGCTCTCTGCAGCACTCTGTCGGAAATGTGCATTGATTTTATATGACGCGGTTTTCCCCGTTCGTTTATGTCGAACTCATAAAAAGCTTTCTGTCTGTAGGTGCCGTCGAGCAAAGCTTTGCGCAGTGTATTTATGTTCTGGAGCAGGTTTGATTCATAACGCTGCACGCTTTCTTTCCAATCTACACCTTTTTTGCAGTTCATAAAAGAATTGTAGAGGTTATCCAGATCTGTAAGGCGGTCAAAAAGTTCTGCCATATTTCCTCAAAAAAAACAGCAGGCGTTTACAGCGGTACTGGTCATAACCAACCGCATCGCCTGCATTATTCGCCTTTTACGGCAAGGTTGCAGTTTCCTTCGCATCACGCGCGGACTAAAAAGCCCTGATTGCGTATGATTCAAATCGGGGACGGACATAATTGTTCGTATTGCTCGCATTGTTGTAGTTCGCATTGCCGTTGTTGTTCACATTGGCGAAATTGGAACTCGACGCGACTTTATAAACTGCCGCCTTCTTTATCCTTTTTTAATTTTTCTGCCATCTTCCTGCGCGACTTGTTGTCGCTCTGTCTCCAGCCCTTCAAAAGATGTTCTTCTCTCTCCAGGGAATCAAGCAGCTTGTCAAAATAGTTGAGGTTCTGCGGAAACAGGCGCTCAATATATTCAAGCTCGTAGAACAGATGGCGTACTGCTGCAATGGCTTCATTCTGGCAGAATCTTCTCTGCTCCCACTCGGCCATTATAGCAGGATAAATACTGTTTGCAGCAACGATTCCGGATACCATTTTCCACATTGTCTCAATTATGATTTTGCGTTCGGCATCTATAAACCATTGCGGATATTCGCAAACAAATTCTTTATTTAATCCTTTTCCGTGTTTTTCAAAAATGTCATTGATGATTTTTGTTTCTTCGGGCGTTGCATCTTTAATTGTATGCGCAATGTTTTTAGGATGCTTCTTTTCGCCAAAATCACGCATTAACCAGCGGGTTATTTCAAGCCTTATGTTTATGGCGTTTTTGTAAAACTCCATATCGCTTAATTTTCGCAGGTTCGCAATAACAGACATTTTTAACTCCTCAAACTTAAAATATATCCCGCACCGCACCCGCAAGGGGTGCGGATGCAGGGTCCGCTTCGGGCATTCGCCCTACGCTCCGATTACGAAGCGGGGACGGACATAATAGTACGCATAGCTCGCATAGCTGCAGGTCGCCTCGCCGTAGTCGCCCACACGGGCGAAAACGGAACTCGACGCGACATCGCGCAGCCAGTAATACGACTTTCTGTTATTGATTGCCATTGTCGAGAAGGCAAAAAGCGGCAGACGTGTCTTTCCGGTCCCTGTGTCGTATCCTGAAGAACTCCAGACAACAGAGCCGTAAACTTCAACTTCTGTCATAAGACAAGCCTGTACGTTGTTCCATGCCCATGAAGAAGATGCACCTTTTTCCGCATGATAGCGGTTTTCGTAGGTCGTGGTCACGACAGTTGATACCAACTCATTAAGCGTTTTAAGATGGCTTCCAAATTCCGCATAGAGCTGCTGGTTTATGGTTGCGCCGCTTGCAGTTGAGCCGGAAGATACAACAGAGCCCAGCGTAGACTGTGCCATTTCGGAACCCCAATAACCGCCGCTTGTCGTGTTGCTGGAGTTCATTCGCTTTCGTCCAAAATGATTTTTTTCTGTAGGGTCTGCGCCTTTTCCCGGGATAAGAACCAGATGATGCTTGCCGCTTGCAGGGTTTAAGCAGTCGTTGTCGCCTTCTGGGAAGGTTGAACCGTTGCCCATGAGAGTGTCAATGCCGGCAATGGTGACCCACGCTGTTCCAGTTTCTGCATACTGACTGTCCTGATTTGGTGCAGAAATTGCGCGCGACATCTGGAAGTAGTCTCCGACATAAATATCTTCCAAAACAGAATAGCCGTCGGTACCGTTCAGACGCTTCCACAAAGTGCCGTCGCTGTAATATTCTGTGATGTTCTTACCGAGTACACCGTTTATAAAGCGCGGTACATTGTGGTCCTGCTCCATAAAGGCATTTTCTTCAAGCAGGAGCCATTTCTGGTGGCGTACGCTCGAAACTGTAATGTCGATGTATTTAAGGTGCACCCAGCTGTTTGGTCTGCAGGCACCTACAAGATTGCCCGAAAGTGAAGCAATAGGGAAAGTACCTGTTCCTGCAAAGTTTAAGGTTGGAGCTGTATTTGTGTTTCCGTTTACAAAGAAAACTAAAACCTCGCGCCCCGTAAGCAAAGTGAAGTCAGGACAACTCTCTGCAGAAAGCGTTGCCTCCTTGCCCTCTGTTGCGGCAGCTGTCGTACAGATGGCAATAGGGACCGACTGCAGCACCGCTTTTGAAACACCCTTGTCTGCATCATTTGCAGTGCCAGGCATGTGCCTTGTCTGGAACATATCATTGTCGCTCAAACTAAGCAGCGACAACCGCTCCGACGATGTAGCACCTTTGAATCTTGTGTTTGACATAATGATCTCCTTTTTTTAGAATTCTAATATATTTATTACAATTTCACTGCTTCCTTGAGACGGATAAGAACAGCTTGAAATTTTATATCCTTGATAATGAACGGGAGAAAAACTTCCGACAGTTTCCTCTGTATATGTTAATCCTATATTGCCATTATCATAAATAGCTCTTAAAGCGTTATGAATGAGATAACGATGCATTGTACCTCCAACAAAAGTTGTATACCCATAACTACTAAGAACTCCAATATAAGAAGGATTGACAGATGTTCTGACATCTGAACCACTATAAGATACAGTCGTTTTTACACTGATTATTATCAGGCCAATAACAAAAGGAAGATAATCTCTATACGAAACAGGAACCACATCAACGGTTCCCAAACCTCCAGCAAATCTTCCTGTATAAGCATTTATAGTCCCGTCTGCAGAAATCTTAAAGCCAGAGCCACTACTTGAATAATTCTCACTCTGAATAGATCCATCTTGAGAAATAGTAATCTCATTCGCAAAAAGCTTGTTAAAGAAACCTTCATCCGCACTAAGCTTTTCAATGAATGCCTGACTTGCAACAAGCCGGTCCGCAAATACCTGGTTTGCAGTAAGGTGATCCAAATAAGCATACGCCCTTGAGTTGTTCTTCTGAAGGTCTGCCTGGGCAACATTCAGAATATCGCCCATAGCGGTGTTGTTGTGCCCGATGTCTGTATCTTCTTCCCACTGCCATTCTTTGGCGGTGCCTATAAACTTATAGAGCCTACCCGGCAAGAATTCACCTGTAATAGACAAGCTGGATTCTGTCTGACTTCCGCTCCATACAAAATAATCGTTGATGGAAAGTAAGGCCGGAATATCCTCTACTGCAGAAATAGGACCTAAAAAAGCACCCTCTGCAAAAGTGTAATAAGTAAACCATAAGTCATAAGAATAAGGTGTAGAAGAAATCTGCTGGTCGATGTAGTTATTGCTGTCCTGGTCCTGGTATTCGTTGCCTTCTTCGTCCTCGTACTGTTCATAAGCAACAACAGGGCTGTAATAAACCGGAATCTTAAAGCGCCCAGGTTTTACGACATTTCCCTGTCTTATAAAGAAAATAATCTTATGCCCGATAACTTCATACTCCCAGCCGGCAGGAAGATTTATCTCACCGATAGAAAAATCGCGATCTTCAAGACCCTGTTTTACTGTGATTGTAGTTTCGATTTTCTGCGGTAAAACTGCGCGTCCATTTTCATCTGTATTTACTACGGCATTAAGAACATCTGCAGAAACATCTACAGGAGCAACAGCACCGTAAAGCTCTACAAGTTCGTTCTGCAGTGTGTTTATCTGTTCGCGCAGGCGGTTCAGATCGTTTAAGGTTGCGCTGCGGTTGTTTGCCTGTGGTTTTGTGAGATTTGTCTTATAGGTTGGAATTGTGCCATACTGGTAAATTGCTTCGTTGTAATCTTTAAGGGTTAAAGTCATTCCGCCGTTCTGGTTTGGCTCTATTCCGTAGATTTTCATTGTGTTTGTAATCTTGGTAAAATGTCCGCCGTTATCCAGAAGTCCGAAAGACAGATGGTTGCCGATTTCAGGTTTTGAATGATAAGCAGAAACAGTAAGAGGTGTTGTAAAGATAAGCGAGCGGGTCTGTGTTTCATCTTCTCCCAGATCTCCCTCTACTTCTGCACTGAAAAGCGCAAAGCCGTAATCGTTGGTGCCCTGAATGATTACGCCGTAGCGCTCGTTTTCGTCAAACTCTACGACATCCTGAATTGTGATTTTAGTTATCTGATTCTGGTCGTTATAAGTGATGCTTGAAATAATGCTTGAGCGCAAGCCCTGCAAAAGCTGTGGAACCTGCAACAATACGGTAGAGTAGAGCGGATAGTAGTCGCCTTCGCTTCCTACGTCTACTTTAATTTCGCGCGGCTGGAGCTGGGACTGGCGGAGCTTTCGCTGTGCAATTTTATAAGCATGGTTATATTCTGTAATATAATCAAGTGCAGCTTCTATCACAGTGTCGCTCTGGTAGTCATAAGAACCACCGTCGAGCATGGAATAGAATGTGTCTATCTGCCAGCTGTAGCGGTTTGTAAAAGTAATTTTCATTCCGTCAGGCTTACGCTGCATGCTTTTTGAGTAAGTCATGCTTGCAATGTTTTCGGCGTTCAGAAGGGCAACAGGCGTTGTCTCTTCTTTGTCTATGCACACTTCGAGCAGACCTTCCTGATTTATGATAAGGGTTGAATTACAGATAGACAAAAGCTTTTCGATAAGGTTTTTCTTGCTTATGGATTCTGTGAGGATGCCGTCGCAGTTAAAGCCTTCTGTTTCGCAGTGGTCGTACAATGCCCCGAAAGATGCAAGGTCTATTTCATCCATGTCAAACTTGCTGGGCTCATGCACAGAGCTTGTAAGGATTTCCAAAATCCAAGATGCAAGATTTCTTGTAGGTGTTTTTGATTCACTCCAGTCGGTGCCGTCCCAGGTGCGTGCATATCCCTGCGACATACAGTGCAGCTCGTCAAGCATTCCTTCTGTGTTGTCGTTTGCAACAATTCTGTAGCCTACGCGTGTACATTTGTTAAAAAGCTCTTCTTCTACAAGGCTGCAGGCAACAAGAGAGCTTGAGCTTGACTTTGCAGCATCATAACAGAAAGTCTGATACCAGAGGAGCATACAGTCCTCCTGGCTGTTCTTTTCCATTTTTGGAGTTGCCTTTTCAAGCTTTATGGAAATTGTTTTGCCATAGCTTTCTGCAGCTGTAAAAGTCTTTTCTGCAACGAAGCGGATTGTGTGGTTTACATTTCGTGTAATAACATTGTTTTCTGTAAAGTAGAAAAGATGCCAGGTATTGCCGCCGTCATTACTCCAGTAAGGATTTACGGTGACGGAGCGTGCCTCCCATGCTTCTGCTTCTGTGTTATACTGTCGCAATGAGTTGAACTGAATACAAACCTGAATCTTCATTGCGTTGTCGGCTGCCTGCACGATAACAGGTTCTGCATCCTGTCCGAATTCATGCTTTACTTCACTTCCGGCATAAGTAGAGCTTACCTTCTGGTTAAAGCCCGGTAAAGTCATATTTACACCCGGCTGTCTTACTTCTACTTTGTTTGCCTGTCTTGAATCGTAATAAAGGGAATCTGAATCGAAATTCTGCTCACCGCTTATTCCGTTTGCATTGCTTGCAATACGTTCGTTTCCGATAAACATTTCGGTAATTTTCTGTGAACCGTAGCCGGCAGAAAAGGCAGCGTTATAAAAACTGAATATTCCGTCCTCTCCGCTTTCTGATCCGTTTTGAATAGAGAAAAATCCGTCTGTAAGGTTGTAAGGTGTATTGTAAACCGAGCCCATGACAAACTGCACGGGATTTCCAAGCGCCTTTT